AGGTTCTTCTTTCTCTACTTGAAGTGCTGGGTTTACAACTTTAGATAACCTACCTTTTTCAGGAGAATAAGGAACAAGCTGTTCAAGAGTTACATAGCTGACCTTACCAGCGCCGTCACGGATCATTGCATATTCTTTATCATGCACACCAATGAACTCTACTAGCTTGCCTGTCTTCTGATCCTGCATCAGGTTTGTAACCTGAGGATTTTCAGGTCCAGTTTCTGCTTTAGCCATTTCGTGAAAGTCTTACTTGACTTTATTATAGTCACAAAAAAAGGAGCTTCGTGAAAGAAGCCCCTTAATTTATTTAACCTAATATCAATATCCGGTAGATTCAGCGGTATATGGATAAGGCAGATGCGTTGCATCAGAGTCAGGACCCTTAGCAGGCATGAAGTAGTCAACTTCAACGATGATCGCAGACTGACCAGCAGTTGGATCAGCGAAGGCAGAGCCAGAGCCACCAGAAGCCACGTTCACAGGCTTAAGAGCAGCACTGGTCGTAACGGTGACTGAGGTGTCACTTGCAGTAGCAGCGGTATTGACAGCCTTGAAATCAAGAGCAATCAACCGAGCACCGCACTCATTAAAGGTACCATTGCTATCAGCAGTCAAGACAGCTCGAATAGCAACACCATCAATGGCGGCAGGAATACCAGTCACAGTAACGGTGGTGGTACCAGCGGCGGTAGCTTCTTCCAGGTTCTGGACACTAACAGCAGAGCTATAGATACCAGCGCCTTCAGGAATCACAAAGTTGCGATTTGCCAGAGGCTTGGGAGAAGGACCAAGGTCAGGTGAAAGAATCTGAAGTGCATACTCAGCAGCAGGAAGCTGCAGGGAGCTATTCAGAACATTAGATTGTGTGTTCTGGATTGGAAGAACCACCAGAGCACCAATCAGAGAGAAGAACTCAAGACCAGGATAGGCAGAGACGCCTTGGTTACGGTAAGAGTTCAGGTGGCACACATAGTTACCAGGGAAAATAACATTATTCCAAGGTGTGCGAGCCGTGGGATTAAAGCAATTCCCAGGAGTTTGTCCAGCAGAGTAAGTCATAGTTAGTTACCTCCTATCAATATACGAAAGAGTAACCAACCGTAATGAAATCCTTGTTCAGGACTTCAAAACCGGCAAACAGGCTCCAAATCATGATGATGAAACGAGAGAAATCGTCGTTGTTATTCAACAGAATTTGAGCGTTGTTTCCACCGATACCCACACCCACGGCCTGAGGACCGAAGAAGATCAGCTGAGCTGCATCATAATCAGCAGCGCCGGCATTAGCATCCTTAATGATCAGGTTGTAGACCTGAGCGGGGAGGTTGGTGGACTCGAAGAAACGGACACCTTCGAAGAGGAATCCAGTCGGCATTACGGGCTGACCAGCAACAAAGCCGGCTTGACCATAAGCAGGGCCCATGCCCATGAAATAGTTGGCATCAGGAGCCAGGTTAGGCTGCATGGGGTTGATCACGCCTTGGCCAGGATAGCGGGCGATCTCACGGAAGTCAGAGTTCTGACGCAGGTGCATCATTGCGGTAGGATCCACAATAGCACGATAGTAACCATCAGCGAAAGTCGGGACGTTGCGCTTACGCATGTCCTTAACAACTTCTAGAAGGTCAGTGGTGACGTCAAACTTAGCAGATTCACCAGTGTCATAGGTGACACCCAGGGTTCCGCCAGTAGCGCCTTTCTTTTTACCACCGGGCAAGTAGTAACCACCTTGGACTTCATTGGCTTCACCAACAGCTTCAGCTTTCAGAAGCTCGTTAGAGAAGACACGGTCACGCCAGCGGCGGTAGTCATCAAGCAGAGTCAGGCTACCAATGGACTGGTGGAAGACGTTCAGGTTGCCGGTGTCGAGCAGAAGACGCTGAGCAGTAATCAGGGTCTCACGAGCAACTTTAAAGGTAGAAGGTTGGGTCGTATCACGAGGGTCAGCAGGGCCAGTGTATTCACGCAGGGTGACCAGCACCTTGTCCTTCACGATGTTACGTGCAGAAGCTGTACCAAGGGTTTGGTCAGCTGTACGTTCCCGAGACTCCTTAGTTCCAGGCTTACCCCAGAAACGATAACGGTCAAGCTGCACAGTTTGACCAGGTTGCTTGCTGAAGTCATGAACCACCACAGGTTCCACAGCCATCTCTACGATGTATGCGGGGTGGGGACGGTACAGTTCAGCACCAAGGAGTTTGGGAAAGTCATTATCTATCCACATAGGATAAAACTCTCCAAACTAAAGAATATTGTGACAACAAAGTCACATAGATTTATCTTACTAATTAAAATAGTATTATAATTGACGTTCCCTAACCTATATGGAAAACTTTATTGATGTCAATGAATGGGTACCAATTCATCGATTACCAGGATTTGAGGCGTGCATTGAATACTATGTAAATCGTGCAGGTCAAATCAAAAGTACAAAATATCGAGAAGACCGCATTCTCAAACATAGGGCACATAAGGCCGGCTATCCTATGGTTTGCCTTACGCAACGCATAGGTAAAGGCAAGGTTCTTGATGTTTGTGTACACAAATTAGTAGCACTAGCATTTTTAGGACCGCCGCCAACACCATACGGTAAAGGCAAGGGATGCTCTATTGTTGAACACAAAGATGGGAATATATCTAATTGCACAGCTAGTAATCTTAAATGGACAACTTGGAAAAATCGTACACCCGAGAAGAAAGCTAAAATAGAAGAAAGTGTTATCTCAAACTAATGGCTGAGCAGTTTGTTTTAAAAGGCGTTAAAGAACTTCGTGATTATTCATACACTAGTTCTCCTACCTTTTATGTAAAAAATGACCCACGTGGTGGTAACACCTGGCAAATTCCAAAGTGGTGGGATAAAAAAGGTAATAATACTGAATATGTAAGTTGTACTGTGCTTGATGCAGTAGGAACTAACTATCTATTGGTAATTCCTACTTCAATGGATACACAACTTATGGTCTCCTATGATGACGATGTGTATAACATTAAGTTTTCTAACTTTAATGCTGTAGATAGAATTGCTGTCACAGGTAAAGATACTAAAAAAATTGTAGTTGAATATCTACTGCCTAGTATTAGCGGCGGTGCTGTTGCTAAACGTATTCTTCAACAGCCAGCAACTATTGGTGCATTTACAATTACGGGCCCTGCAACAGCAGAAACAGGTCAGAGCAAGCAGTATAAATCTAACGCAACCCCTGATGCTAGTGATGTTGTTTACGCTTGGACTGTTGAAGAAAACGGTAGTACTGTTTCATCAACTAAAGCTGAAGTCACTGCTGGTGCTACATCTACTGGTTGCACAGTTTTGTTTAAACAAGCTGGAGATTATGGCGTAAAATGTGTCATTACTTCTTCTACTGCATCTGATAGCCCTCAACAAGATATTAGGAATGTAACTTGCACTACTGCTGAAACTGTTGGAACTGTAACTGTAACTGGCTCTACTACTGCTGAAGCTGAAAAACCTAAAACTTATAATACTTCTGTTAGTGGCAATAGTGTTAGTGACCTTGAATATCAATGGTCAGTGGTTAATGCTAATGCTCAAATTGCTAATCCTACTAACTCTTCAACTAGTATTACATTTGAAGCACAAGGAAATGCAACCGTTCAATGCGTAGTTAGTTCTGCCAGCGCTCCTGACTCAACTTCAGATACACTAGTTGTTGATGTCAGCCCTGCTAAAACAATTACTAGTGTGACTGTTCAAGCTGATAGTGATACACCTCAAGCTACTGTTGCTGATAACTTCCAATGCATTGTTGATGGTAATATTGTTGATTCTACCTATGAATGGCTTGTCACTCCTAGTGATGGTACATTTAGTATTAGCGATGCTACAGCTGAAGCAACCAATATTACTTTTAATGCAATCAATACTTATAACGTTAGCTGTAAAGTTACTTCAGCTACTGCAAATAACAGCCCTGTTACCAGCGCTCCTGTTTCCGTCACAGTTCAAGGTCTACCTAGTATGCCTGGCGTTACTCTGGGTGGCCCGCAAACAATTGACGCACTTAACGTTGGACGCAACTATACCTCAGCAACTTCTGATGGT